GTAGGACAACTAGAATATGCAGATGGTGGAGGTGGAGCTACAGGTGGTGGCGGAGAGAAAATTTTTCACGAATCTGAGAATACAATGGATAATGACTACACGATAACTGCAAATCATAACGCAATCGTGCCGACACCTCTTACAATCAATGCTACACTTACTATAGGTGCTACTTCAACTGTTACTTTCGTCTAATGGCAATTTCTATAAATGGTTCTACAGGGATAATTACAGGGGTTGCAGTTGGGGGTCTGCCTAACGGAATAGTTGATACTGATATGTTAGCTAACAATGCAGTAGCTACAGCAAAAATAGCTGATAGTGCAGTAACAAGTGCTAAATCTTCTGGTCTTGGCGGTTTAACAATGGTCGATCAATGGAGACTAAGTGATACTGGAAGTGAATTTAATGGTAACTTTACATCACATTGGGAACGCTGTGATTCGTATGGTTTTGGACAGCTTGGTACAGGGATGACAGAATCTAGTGGGGTCTTTACTTTTCCTTCAACTGGTATTTATAGAATTGATGCTCAAGGTCACTCAAAAAGAACTGACAATATAACAATTCCAGAAATTGATTTTGTAATTCAATCTACTACAGATAACTCTAACTATAATGCTCTTTCAATGTCTACAGGTCATATTGGCGGAGCTAATAATTCATATGCAGTAGCTTATTGTAGTGCAATCTTTGACGTTACAAACGTAACAACACATAAGATAAAATTATATTGTAATGCAACAAACCCTACTAATTTTAGGGGAAATTCAAATACAACTAGAACTGGTTTAATGTTTATGAAATTAGGAGATACATAATGGATATTGAAAAAGAACCTATGACTCTTTTAAGAATGTTTAGAAATGGTAAATTAGCTGATACTGATTGGATGGCTTTTGCTGATTCTCCTACAATGTCAGATGATTGGAAAACTTATAGACAAGCTCTTAGGGATTTACCAGCCAATGCGAATCCTAAATTAGATAGCAACGGAGATTTAGATTTATCTTCTTTTACTTTTCCTACTGAACCTAGTTAATTATGACAGCAAAGATTAAACTAAACGCAACATCAGGGGGTGGGTCAGTAAGTATCCAAGCACCTTCATCATCTAGTAATAACAGAGTTATATCTTTACCCGATATTGCAGATGGAACGCTTGTTACGAGCCAAAGCACACTTGATGCAACAAAACTTTCTGGAAATTTACCCGCTATTTCTGGTGCAGCCTTAACTGGTATATCTTCTGGCCTTAAACATATATCAACAACAGATATTACATCAAGTGCATCAGAAATTATTATTTCAAATGCTTTTAATGAATATCCAATTTATAGAATATATCTTGTTCATGTAAGATGTACTTCTAGTAACCGATATTTATATATGAGGGCTAGAGACAGTGGTGGAGATATGACCTCACTTCATAGATCAAGAGCCTCTCATGCTGTCGGTTCTAATTTTACTAATACATCAGAATTTAGATTAAATGATAATTCAGCAGGGGATTCATTAACACAGATTGATATGTTTGTAGAAATGAACCTTACTGGATTCGCTGCAAATAAAACCTTAAGATATCATGGACTTACTTCATATCAGCAAGATGACGCAGACCCAGAAGGCGATTTTATAAATGGTTGTTGTTACAGGTCTGAAGCAGTAGTAGGTTTAAAATTTTATTGGAGTGGTGGTTCTTTCAGTGGAAGTACTGGTGGAAAAATCATTTTATTTGGAGTAAATAATGGCTAATTTTCACTACGTTAATAACGAATACATACAATTAACAGATGCCGAAGAAAAAGCATTTAAAGCAGATCAAGATAGACACGCTGCTGACGAAGCAGCTAATGGCTATAAAAAAGATAGACAACAAAGTTATCCAATTTTAGGGGAACAACTAGACTTACTTTGGCATGCTATAGATGCTGACGCAGACTTGAAAGTTAAGTTATCAGGCTTTTATAATGCAATAAAAGCTGTAAAAGACAAGTACCCAAAACCTAGTTAACTATGTCAGAGATTAAAGTAAATTCAATAAAAGGAGTGGGAGCATCACAAGCTGCCATTACAATTGATAATGCGTCTGGATCGGCCTCTGCTAACCTTACAACTGTTAACTCAGTACCAATGCCTAATGGTGGGTCTTTTAGTAATAGACGGATTAACGTAAATGGAGCTTTAAACGTAGCACAAAGAGGAACATCTTTTAGTAGTACAAGTGGAGGAAATTATTTTGCTGACAGATATAAAGTTGGTTTTAATACAATAAGTGCAGGTACTTGTGTTACTTCACAGCAAACATTATCTTCAAGTGATGCTCCTTATGCACTAGGTTTTAGAAAATATGGAAGATTAGCTTTAGGACAAGCAGGCACAGCAGCAGGTACTAGCTTTATCGAGGTTTTGCATAAATTTGAAGGACAAGATATAAACCAAAGTGGTTGGAATCATACATCATCTTCAAGTAATTTTACTATTAGTTTTTGGTTTAGATGTAGTACTAATCAAACTTTCTATGTCAATTTAAGATCAAGAGATGGAACAAGTTATGTTTATACATTTAGTTTTACTGCGTCAGCCAATAACACTTGGACAAAAATTACAAAAACAATTCAAGGAAATTCAAATGTACAAATAGATAATGATAATGGTGCAGGTTTGGATTGTCGGATTTGGATTTTTGCAGGCACAGATTATACAGCTTCAGTAACTTTAGATCAATGGAGAGCTTATGATACAGCATCAAGAGTTCCAGATATGGCTACTACATGGCTTACAGCAGGTGCTTCAACGATTGATTTTACTGGATTTCAATTTGAGTCAGGCAGCGTAGCAACAGATTTTGAGCATAGGTCATTCGGTCAGGAGCTTTCTTTATGTCAGAGATACTACTATAAAACCTATGATTATGCGACTGCACCCGCAACAGCTACTTTTGTTGGTATGCAACATGGAAGAAATTTTAGTTCTAGTGCTAGGTCATCAGTTCCCATATGTCTTAATTTTCCAGAAAGAATGAGAGCAGTACCGACTCTTACTTGGTATGCGGCTGATGGTCAATCTGGTAAATACAGTACAGGTTCCACTGTTGGTGGTACTGATTTAACAACTGAAAAAAGTGTTGGCACTAGCATTGATGAATCGGAAACTGGAATTTATCATGCTAACTTTTCTGAAGATGTACCTGCTGCAAATTTGTATGCTTATCATGTCGTTGCATCAGCAGAATTATAATGTATTTAACAAAGGAGATTTAAAATGAGTTACAAATTCTGTAAAGGTGGTTCTGAAGGCAGTAACGCAGTAGTGACAGATAAAATTTTAAGAAAATCTGACAATGCAGTTATACCATTTGACGAAGCAAACACCGATTACCAAGAGTACCTTGAGTGGATAGCGGAGGGAAATACAGCCGAAGCTGCTGATTAGTGGACATACCAGAAATTAATCTGCCTAACTACATTTCCATTTTTTAAGAGCTAGTCCTTTTCTTGTTAGTTTACCGCCTTTACTAGTAGCACCTTTAACACCTTTCATTCTGGCACAAAAAGATTTACGTCTTTTAGCAGCTTTACTACCACGTTTAACTTTACCTGTTACTGGTGCTTTTAGATTGCTACCTGTTTCTCTATTTATTTTATCTCTACCTTTTTTAGTAAGACCACCAGTTTTACTCTTGTGTTCTTTGCGTAGCCTTACTGATTTAGCCATTAGGAAACACTAAATACATTGCTTTGAGCAAGTTTTCTATGTATTTCATCTTGAAAAGCCTTATCTGTTTTATATCTAGGATCTCTCATAGCAGCTACTACTTCTGCATTAGACCTAAATACATTTGTAGATGGTGTATTAGAAGATTTACCTGACATTAGTTCTGGCTCAATACCTTTACTAGCTTTGTACTTATTATACATATTTTGTACAGCAAGAGATACTTGTGTAACTGTAGAACCTTCACCATCAACTATGTTGTTGTAGCTTTGTTTTTCTTCTGTAGGTAATGTTTTATCCATCCACATAAGCATTTCTTTGTATTGTTTCTCACCACCTGCAATGCCTACAATTTCGTCATAAGGATCAGCAGCATTGTATTCTTGTTCTGTAGCTCTACCAGTTAAATAAGAATCTATAAGTGATCTAGGTAATCCTGTACTTTCTAATTCTGCATACATTTCATCAGTGATCGTTCCATTGTTTTCGTGGAAATGTTTAGAAATTTTAAAAGGATCTACATTATTTTCCTCAAATAATTCACCTAATTTTTCACCGTAAACCTCTTTTGTTTTACTATAATCAACAGTACCATCTTCATTGTAATACTGTTCATAACCTTCTTCTTCAGTAGTTGCTTCTTCTTCAGTAGCAACTTCTTCGTCAGAATCTTTTGCTGTTAATTTATTCTCTAGTTCTTTATAACTAGCAATTAAATCTTCTTGTGATTTAAACTTGCCTAGTATCAGACCATTTTCATCTGTTTCATTTTCTGCAAGTTTTGCTATGTCATCAGCAGACATAGGTGGTGTTTCATTAACAGCTACTTTTGATTCCATAATTTTTAATTAACTATAAGTTATTGTATTGCCATGTGGAGTTTTGACATCCCCTGACTTTGCTGGTGTTGGGTTCTCTTCATACTCACCAATTCTGCTAACTACAGCATCCTCTTCTTTTTTTACATAACGACCATTCTCGTCACGTTCTTTTTTAGGCTTCTGGGTTTTGCTCGGCATCAGCTTGCTCCGTTGCTAGTTGTTGTGCTTGTAGAACATTCTTAGGATCAGCTAATTTAGAACCTAAAGCAGCAGAACCTAAAGATTGTACAAGCTGTTGCTGTTGCATAGCTTGCATTTCTTGTTCTATCTCTTCCCTAGACTTTACAAGATTATTGGTATCTATGCCAACACTTGTAGCTAAACGCTTAATAGCTTCATCTAAATTCATGTATTGACGTAGTATATCTCCACCTAATGCTTGGGCTACTGTAGTTATAAATTCTATTAATCTAGCTTTATCAGAGTTACGACCAAGACCATTAATACCTGTAACTATTTTAGGCTTTACTAGATTGTCAGGTAGCTTTTGCAACTTACCAGACCTTACAAGCATATGTATTCTACGTTTGATATAGGGTAGCTGGAACTCATTACTTAGTATGCTGTATATGCCACCTAAAGCCTGTTCTAGTTCTGTTGCCATTACTTGTATCTCAGTACTTGTAACTCTCTCTGCATCCCTCTGTACGCTTTTAGCCATTAAGAAAGCGTGTTCTAATCTTGATTCAATACGTTGTATAGCTTGAAATGCAATGCTTAGATCAGCAGCTTTATTTACTTGTAAGGTACTGACATCACTAGCTAATCCTTCTCTTACTGCTCCATTCGGTGCAGAACTAAGTGTTGCTGCTCTGGTTACACCATTTGGATTTACTAGAAATAAGCATTTTGCACTAGCACTTGCTGCTTCTATTACTGCTTGCATCAATGCTTCAAGACTTATTAGATCACCTCTATATTCAGAAACATAAGACTCTCCATAGTTCATGCCATCCCTTCTTGTCCAACGCAACACAATAAATGGTGAAACATCTTCTTTACTAACACCTTCAGTATTAGGTATGCGTTCACCTTTACATTCTTGATACCAGTTATGTGTATCTCCGTTTCTAACTACTCTTGTATATACATCTATCTCTTCATCTATCATTTGCTCTTCATCATAGTTTGCTTTTTGTTTAAGATTTTCTATAAACTCTTTATCAAAAGCATTTATGTGTACAGTTTCTTTTGTAATAATTTCAATCACATTACCCACGTCATCCCTTTGACAAACAAACCTGTCAATGTGATAAACCTTTATGCCTTTTTCTCCAACATAAAGTAATACATTACCTATTACTATTAGATGCTTTAATGCTTCAAACAAAGCAACCCTATCATTAGATACATCTATTTCGTTATTAACTGCTGTCTCATAAGTCCTTAATGCTTTATCTATCTCACTACTAAATTCTGGTTGACCTTCTTTTGCAAGCTGTAATGTATCAAGCGTAAGTTGAAACATACTTTGTTCTGGCGGTAGTAAAACTGCTAATAATTTTGCAGCTAATGTATTAACAGCTTTTGCACCTGTTGCTTGATATGGTGTTTTTATCTTTTCACTTTTACTTTTACTTCTTCTATACATAGATGGAATAGTTAACTGAGCAGCTTCCTCTCCATCACGTTCATACGTTGACCTTTCGGTTTGCATTTTATTATATCTTGCTTCTGCTGTTTCGATTTGCATGATTATAGAGGTGTATTTAGATCAGTTAATAAAGGTATTCGCAAAGAACTTGTACCTAATCTACGTCTTGAAATAACTGCGGCTGTACCAGTTCTGTTAGAAACAGCACCTTCTACTCTTTTTTTAGAAGGTGTTTGTTGTGATGATCTTTTTTTACCTAAAATTGGTGCTGTTGCTGTTTCTTCTGGTGCAGGTGCAGGTGGTCTAGGCTCTGGAATTTTTGGTGGTGCAGGTGATGGAGTACTAACCATTCTTGTTGATCGTAAGCACATAATTAAATGTTACTAATTACAGTATTAGAGAGCATTGTCTCTTTTTGTCTTTTTTGTTGTTCAATTAAATAATCAACAACTGATCTTTGTCCAGCCTTATACCACACTTCTCTATCTGTATCAGATAACTCAGGTGGGCGACTAGGAAAAACCACAGCTAAAGAATTAATTAGCTCATCAGTAATAATAGGTAATACGTCAGGCAAAAATTAATAATAATAACTCTATCCTAATATAACGTGCAACTGCAAAATATCACACAATCGGTTCTTAAAACTTAGGATTCCATAGTTTTACTTCACCTGTATTGTAATCATAATCACCTTCTCTTAGTATTCTTGCAAGTCTTGCGGTTAATATTGCATCACCTACTGTCTGTCCTTTTTTCTCGTATGCTGCTACAACTTTATTCCACATATCTTCTGTAGTTTTTGCATCACCTATTATTTTATCTGCTGTTACTACACCAACTTTATCTAAACCTTTGTAGTTATCAGTAGGATCACCACTAAGACTTTGTATCATCCATTGTCTATCAGCTTTCTTTCTAGTAACTAACTCTAAATCATCATCAGCAAGTAACTTACAAGGTATAGTTCTCATGTCTTTATCTACACTTACTATTATAGGATCTTTATATTTGCCATTAGTAGCACATAAACCAAGCACATCATCACCTTCTAAGTTGTCATAAAATACAGAGTCATACTGTTCTTTTACATTATTAATAGCCCATTTTAAACCGTATGGTTTTGGTTTATTTATTCTATTTAATTTATAGTCAGGAAATATACCATGCCTAAATGTAGGATAAGAACTAAAACACATAACTATGTCATGCTTCTCCTCTACAATTTTTTGGTAATGTTCTAATCTACTTTCTATTATTTGCATGATATCTCTTTCGTCAGCGTAAGAACTCCAAGTATGTAAATCCCATTTAATGTGTTTATCAGCAGCAGCACATGAGGAATAAACTAGATAGTCAGCGTCAATAAGTAAAGTCATTAGAATACGTTGTCAGAATAAACAATAAGGCGACCAGTATTTTGATCGTAAAGTAACTTATCCACTTCGCCTGTCATACCAGTATGTCGTGATTTTAATATCTTTAACTGTAGTTGTGACCTTTCAGCAGCATCCCCAACTTGGTTTCTTGTTAAAGATAAACAAACATCAGATGTTTGAACAAGTCCATGTGACCCCCTAATATCTCTAAGAGAAACGTCAGCACCTTCTTCATGTCCTTTACCTTGCGGTCTTGATAGATGCGATACAACTATTAGTGCTATGTTTGTTTCTTCTGCAAGGCTACGCAGCTTAGTTGTAATTAAATCTAGTCCTTTTCTTTCATCACCAATCTTATCTAAGACTCCACTTACGACTATTGATAAGTGATCTAGTATTACTACATCTACCTTATCTACTGTTGCTAGTTCTCTTATTTGGTTTATTAATATCTCTGGTTCTATACTTCCAAAATGATTGTATAGAAACAAGCTACGACTAGAAGTTAATTTATCAAAAGAAGATTTTAATTCATCTTGGTCTAATGATTCTTTAGCTGCAAGATGCAAAGGTATGTTCATATCTATACCTACTAAACCCATAAGAGTTCTTTGTACAGATTCTTCTAACGCTAAGTAACCTACTTTTAATCCATTGCGTAGAAAGTGATAAGCAAACTCCCTACAAATTGTTGACTTACCAGTACCACTACCAGCAGCTATAGTAATCATTTGCGTAGGATATACACCTGTTAAAAATTTCTGTAGTTCTGGATATGGGTAGTTACATATAGGTTCACTTGTTTCTTTTGTAAATATATCCCAAGCATCTGCACCATTAATAATATGATCTGATCTACAGCTTTGAGCCTTCCAAAGAATATCTCTTAGTTCATTGCCACGTTTAGCTAATAATAAATCATTAACATCATTTATTTCTTTTGGTAGTCTTGCTATTGCAGCTTTACCTTTAGGTAATGCAGCCATTGCTTTTTCTGCACCAGCTTCACCAGCTTTATCATTATCAAAACAAATTACTACCCTGCAATATTTATCTAAAAAAGGATAATTTAAAGAAATAAATTTAGCTGCTGATTGTACTCCTGATGGGATAGAGACACAAGGAAACTTGTGATCTACGATTTGACTAGCAGCCATGCAATCAGTTTCGCCTTCAAAAACAGATAGATATATACCACCAGTACCCTGTTGCCTACAAAGATGTTGTCCCCATAGTTGTACCTTTGACATATCACCATGCCATATATATTTTTTATTAGGAAACTTTATATGTTGAGCTACATCTTTACCGTACTGATCTTTGTATGTAGCTATCTGACAAGGTGTACCTTTATATTCACCCACACCGTAACCATATAGTTCGCAAGTTTCTTTAGTGATTCCACGTTTAGGTAAATCTTGATATGTTACTTTTAATAATTTCACAGGTTCGGCTTTAAATGGTGGTGGTGGTACAAGTTTTAGTGGTGTAGATTTTTCTTTCTTTGGATAAAAAGTATAGTCACAATCAACAGAGAAACAGTAAGCGTGACCATCATCGAACCAAGCAAGATTATCTTTACTACCGCATTGAGGGCAAGCAGTTTTCTTTGTGTATTTGCTTTGCATTACAACAGATAGCCTTCTTCCGAACTATGGTATTTTTTTAGTTCTACTTCTATCCATTCATTATCTTTATATACAAGCCACATATTTTTTATGGGATCAAGAAACAGATCACCTTCTTGTGCATCTGTAGGTAAGTTAAGATTTTTCATACCAATCATTAGGAATAGTTTTATCGCAGTAAAGAAAGCCATGCCTATCGCACCAAGCACCATAGGTCAGGCTTTTCTTTGCTTTGCTTAGTCGGGTTTTGCTGTTCTGAAAACAGAACCTTATATCTAGGTCGGGTCTTGTCGCCTTAATGATAAGGTGTTTGCGTCTATCTTCTTTTGAGAAGTAACCCTTCGTTTCAACAATAAAATTGTTGAGGATAAAGTCAGGCTTGTAGCAGCAAGAAATTTGATAGTCAACGCTGATGCTTTCATAGGTAAATACAATTTTTTTCTTGTGTAAAGATTCAGCAAATGCAGCTTCAAATTTACTTTTGTATTTAGAAGTCTGACGCTGAAGTTGCTGCTTTTGGTGTTTCTTCTTCCCAGCTACTTGGCGGTGCTGCTTGTTTTTCGGGTGCAAAACCAAAGTCCTCTGCTGTTTGCATACCTCCGACAAAAGGTACAAAGTGTCTCATACATATACCTTGAGGTTCTAATCTCAAACCTATGTAATCTAGGTCATAACCAGTAATCCTAATGTTTACCTGACCTACACTCTCAGGTGCTATCTTGTCATACTTTTTAGTTTCTTCTTCAGTACATAGCAACATCTTGTCACCTTCCTGTTTAAAAAACTTAGGTGGTACTGTTGTGTACGGTGTATTATCTTTCTTTAATCCACCTGCTTTTTTCTTCAGCTTTACTGTCAATCCTTCATTAGTAAATTGCCAGTACTGCATTGGCTCACCATCACCATTACGTTGCCATTTAAACTTACCTTTTCTATCAGGGTATTGTGCTAATAAAGCATCTTGAAACTCTTTCTTTACTGTTTCTAGTTGTTCGTGCATCCATACTGCACTATCAACTTCAGTTTTACCATCATCAAGCAAGTGCTTCATGTCTGGTTTTATTAGTAAAGTAGCCTGATAATTATTATATTTCTTGTCT